TAGGTTGACGCTGATTCAATGAGTGATTGGTCTGGTTAACAGCAGCAATACCAATTGCATACTTACCTGTTACAAACGCGTGACGCAATCTTGACATGAATGTTCTGTCAAGCATGTTGTCTACATTTTTATAATCAAATGACTGACCTACAGTTTTCTCAGCAATTTCTTCAGAGAGTTTCTTTAAAGACTCTGCAGAGTTTGGCTTAATAAGGTTGTCATAGTTCTTAGGATGGGTGATAAGGTTTTCCATACTCTGGATGTACTCATTCTCCAAGCTCTTCTTATATAACCTGCTGATGATCTGGTCTTTAGAAGCTATACCTCTTGTGAACTCTTGTGTAAGTTCTTCCTCAGAGAACAACTTACCAAATATGGCGCTCATGAGTTTACCACCTTTAGACTCCTCAGCAATGTCCTGCAATAAGAGCATTTCCTCATTGATGTATCTGTCAAGCTCTTTCATCTCTTCCTCTGTAAGGAATTCACCTTTGTCGAAGAGTTCTTTGAACTTGTTGATAGCCTGCTCACCAATTCCAAAATAAGGAATCAATCTAGGCTTACCGTCTTTAACATATACGTTCTTAAGATATACTGAGAGTTTATCTATGTCAAAGTCAGATCCCACCTTCTGAACCAAAGCAGCAGGAATCACCACACTGTCTCCAAATTCTTTAGGTAAGAACTTCTTAATAACAATAACGTCAACAGAGTTTTGTTTCTGTGTAGGAATACGATAGCCCACACCAGCTAAAATCTTCTGTCCTTCTTCTGTGTTGTTCAGATAGTTTAATAGTTCCTCATCAGATAGAGGGCTGTCAAACCATCTACCAAGCATAACCTCAGCTACACGCTTACCATCTTTCTCATAGAACTTCAGAACGTCAGACTCATAAAGTCCGTCCTTCACATTACGTACACCACTTTCTAGCATAGTAGAAGGAATCTGTACCTTCATACCACCACTAATCTTTGGAGATATGAATTGCTTATCAGCGATGGAGTAGATGATGTTTCTCACTTGTTGGTATGCAGGAGTTGCTTCAAGCACCACCTTACCCTGTAAGAATCCAGCCAACGCATCAGAGATGTTATCATTCACTTCTCTCTTCAAGATTTCATCACGTAGAGTTTGTGCAGCTTTAGAGAAGTCTGTGATTTCAAACTTCTTCTTACCATCCTTACCAACAGTTTCTTTGATGCCCAGTCTGTCAAGGGTGTTCTTATACCCCTCTTCAATTAGAGCCTCAAGAATATCTTGGTTGTTCTTTATCTCTTTGTAGAGCTCAGACTTTGCAACCTTTTCAGCATCGCTAAGTTTATACCAAGCTTTGTATCTGTTTGCAAATGGTTGACCAGGGAAGAAATCCACAGGTACACCAGCTTCCATGAAGTCAAGCGTGATGAGCTTTGTGATTTGAGATCCTCTGGTTACAAGGTTGTCTTCTTTAGAAGGCACCTCAGCTTGAATGCTCATGATAGAGAACGGAACATTGATAACACCCTTGTAAGGGTCATTGTTGAACGCACCATCCTTGTATGTCTCATGAGGACTTTCAGCTCCCACCTTTCTACCACTTGTAAACACCACATAATCAATGTCTTCTCTCTGCATCTTGTCATACAACTTGATAGCATTGGCATCCTTGTCTATCTCTTTCATGATACGATAGGATAAAGGATAAAGAGCGAACTTGTCTAACACCACATTATTGTATGAGCTAGCTGTACCGTTCTTTGCAAGTTTGCTACCAGACACGATTGGCTTAAGAGGAGTGTATGCACTCTGGATGCCAGGATTACCAGCACCAAGGATAGCCACTTCTTCATTACTTAGAGGAAGATTCTTATCGTTCTTCTCCCAAGCAACATCATATCTATATTGACGCTCTTCTTCACTATTCCAATTACCAGCTCTGATTCTGAACTGACGGTTAGCTTTCATACTAATGATACCACTACCATCAGTTTCTTTAAATGATGTATAGTTAGGAAGATCAATTATACCAATTACATCAGCATGTGTAGCTGAACGGAAATAGTCTTGTGTAAACTTCGTAAAGCCAATATCTCCAGCGCTGAATCCTCTGTTCCAAACATTGCTTAGAGCAGCGTTCATCTTTGGAGAGCTATTGATGATAGCCTGGCGTGGAGAGTTGAAACTCTTGATACGCTTAAGTTCATCTTCATACTGATAAGGATCAGAATAAAGAAGCTTATGCATCTCGATGTTAGCAATCATATAGTTGGCTGTAAGGGCCATGAGTTGTCTGTCCACTTCTTTCTCACCAATGTTCTTTGGTAGATTGATGTTTTCAAAGTCAAAGCCTAACATACCTTCCTTCAGAATGCCAAACTGTGTGAGGGATTGCTTCAGCTTGATCATATCTTTTTGTATGAAGTCAGCCAGCTTACCATTTATCTTATTCTCAAATGCTTTGTACACTTCTTCAGGAGTTCCTTTAGCAGCCAATACATCTGAATGCAATGTATCACCAAGGATACCTTTGAAGAAGCGCATCTCATTAGACTTTCTACCTTTTGCTACAGGACGATTTTCTCTAACTAGTTCAAGCTCAGCTTTAAAATATTCTTTGAAGATAGCATTGATGTCACCCATTCCTCTACTAACAGAGGCTGTAGATATAGCATTGCCCATCTTAATCATCCATTCAATAGACGCATCCCCAGGAACCAGATTCAGGTAGTAACCTGATAGGTTTAGGTTAAGCTCTTGAACCAGACGATCTTTGTATGTAAGTTTAGAAGATTCTTTACGCTTTCCTTTCTCTTCATTTACTAGTCCACTTACATATCCAATCTTGAATAGATCTTCTGTGTTCTCCTTACGAGTGCCAGCATCTGTAAACATTCTGCTCAACAGGTTGGAACCCTTAGCAAATGAATCTGTCAAAAGGTAACCATAACGTGTACCACCTACAGACTCTTTGTTAAATCTTTCAAGTTTAGAAAGGAATTCATATAGATCACTAGCAGCGTTTGTACCAATAAATGATTGTGTACGCTCACCAGATACGTTAAAATATGTGCTGCTGAACTCAGGGTTGCTTACAGCACTCTTTACAAGACCAAGCTCAAGTAAACGACCACTCATACCAAGAGCCTTTCCAGAGAAGGTAGCAACCTTTTCTGTTTTAGAAATACTTTCCTTGATACCAGCAACAGCTCCTTTGAACACTTTATATTGCTCAGGAGTCATCTTATTTACATCAGATACAGTGAATGGTATTCCCATTTTGTTTAGGAAGTCCACCATAGCTGTAACACTATTCAGGTTTACACCTTTTAGCTTAGCAGGGTCTCCCTTGAATACCTTCTCCTTATCATCGTATGTAAAGAATCCTTTACCTTCTTTAGCCTTGAATACAATTGAGTTAATGTATTCACTTCTAAGTTGTTGTGCAGCAGAAGCAAGGTTTGCTTCACCCACAACCACTTCTCCATTCTCAAGAACAAACACGTTTCTTACATCAGGATTCTGCTTCTTGAATGTGTTCCATATAGAACTAATAAGCTGTAAACCATGTTGTGTGTCCACCTTAGATAGGTCAACACCACCATCTTTCCAGTCTCTCTTGGTAATTCTTTTGTATAATGTTCTGTAGTTAGGATCGCTTACAGCCATCTGACGAAGTCTACCTAACATCTCTTCTACGCTAGCAGAAGTGTGTAGGTTGTTCATCATGCTGATGTATGTCTTACTTACAGGTAGTAGTTTTGCTCCACCAATAGATGAAGGAACAAGCTTACCAGCATCATCCACTTCAGGGATGGTAGCTAATAATATCTTTACAGCACTGTTAGACTTTTTGAAGTTATCTATCTTGGTAGCATCCTGATAGGTTTCTCTACCACTATTGTTCTCATCTCTGAGGTTGATGTTATCGTTCTCATCAAACTCAATAGCATAACTCTTCAGATACTCCTCATGTCTTTCAGTGATTGTACCCCATTGATCCTCAACATTTTGCATCAATTGCAATGTGTTGGATATAAGAGGATTAACTTCCTCTTGTGTAAATGCACCCTCACTAACAAGTGATTGGGCCATACGAATCTTCTGAGAGATGGTCTCAAGCACTTGGTCCTTCAGCTTAGCATACACTTGCTTCTTGTTTCTCTTCTCAATGTTGAACAGGCTTTCGTCTGTCTTGATTAGATCCGCTAGAGTGAGGTAGGTCATGTGCTGAATGATGTCACTTCTTTCTTTGTCATTAATGTCCTTAAGACTAAGAGCAGCATCTGAATCAGCAAATGCATCCTCGATATCAATCACACCCTCTTTAGCGAAAGCAAGACTGTTTTGGAATGGTACGTGGGATTTGTAATAGCCCTGACCAATCTTTCCAAACATCTTAGCCACCTTGGAATCAGCATTTGGTCCAATGAAGAACTCTTTAATAGCTGTCACCATATCAGCAAACAGCTTTAATATATATGGTCTGCCTTTTGTAGGCTTAGCAGGAATCTTCTTAAACTGTATGTAATCTCTGAACTCTTCAGCCAGCTTTTCTTCAAGCTGATCTTCTGTAGCTTCAGAATAACTAACGTCATTCATAGATGCTCTGTCATAGAACTTACCGCCTCTAGATCTCATTTCATCTAATACAGCTTTCTGTTCTACAGGATCGGAGAACATTCTCCATACAGCATGGAACACCTCGTGATACACTGTACCCACTTCAGCATTCTCATAGATGTATATTGCACCATCCTTGAACATACCCCAAGCTTGTCTACCGTTTGTAGCTTGGATGATGTTCTTCACACGATACACAGGAATGTTAGGGAAGTTAGCCTTAAGCCATGTTTCCACTTGACTCCAGTTCTCAGGAACGAATGCTTTAAGTTCTTTCTCAATCACTACACGTAGAGCCTCATTATCTAGTCCACTAATTTTCTTGTTTACAGCATCTAGTACAGACTGACTGATAGGCTTACCCATCTTAGACTCAGCATCAGCAACCACCACTTCTTCTACATCATCAGGAATAGTTACAGTGAGCTCAGCTTCCATAGCTCTCGTTTGATTGAGCATAGGAGCAATAGCATTTGCAAATATTGCCTTCTTTAACATTTCTCCAGGATCTTTTCCTGCAGCTTTTATCTTAGCAACCACCTCATCTAAATCACCACCTTGTACAATCTGTATTTTGGTAGTAGCGTTTTCAGATGTAGTATCAGCAGGAGCTTTGAATATAATCTTCTTTCCTTCTGGGGAAGTGTATGTATTGGAAGTTTTACCATCCAACGTATATGTAACAGTTGGGGCTTCAGCTACAGGAGCTGGTGCAGCAGCAGGTGTTGGAGCACCTGGTGTAAGCACCTTAGGTGTTACAGCTTTCTTCTTCTCAACTACAGGGATAACAAAGTTATCAGCTGTGTCGGTTGTAAAGAAGTAGATGTTTGTTCTGTTAATATCCTCCTCATTGGTAGTAGGTCTAACAGTAGTGGATAGAGGAAGCTCCTCACCACTTCTCACCTTACCATCAGGAGTTTGGTTAGATAACAGATATGACTGATAGTTCTTCCATGTTCTGCTGGTTATCTCACCAGATTCAGAGATGGATAAGATTTCTTCGTAAGGCTCGTTAAGTTGCTTAGCAAAGTGACTGTTGATATTGTTGTACATGTTTGATAACATGAGAACAATAGCATCTTTGTTTTCCTCTAGAGCTGTAGGTGTAAACACAAAGTCTTTACCCTTTCCAGAGAGTGTGAGCATCAACTTTCCAGTCTCACTGTCCTTCTCAAAGAACGCACTGTTATAACCTGCAGGTTTCCTTTTCTTATTTTGATCTTCAGGAATACCCCAGTATACAGTGGATTTCAACCAGTTAAGCAAACGTTCAGACTTAGCATCCTTTATACCCACTTGTGGATCAAGCATGTTCTTAGCTAGCTGAAGAATAGCTTGGTAGATAGTTTCAGCTTCTTTCTCACTATGCTGTTTGTTCTGAAGTTTAATCAGTCCATTAGGGGTTTCAAGGAGCACGGTTCCCACAGGAACTCTGAATGTTACAGTGCCTTGATTTTCAACAGCAATATTATTACCTTCTGTAGGAAGGGTTGGTATCTTAATTAACTGTGTAGATTCTAACTCATCAGTAGTGATGAGGTTAGCATCTTGTGCAGATGTTCTAGTGTCATAGATAATCTTACCATCAGCGTCTGTCACATTCTCAACTCTTCCAAAGGAAGCTTCAATCTCATGACGCTCTGATAGGTCTGGGTTCTCAAGAACTGAGGTGCGCCACTCTTTGTATTGTTTTGTAACAGCATCTTTAACTTCCTGAGGAGTGTCCTTACGGAACATGCTTTCGTTGTTAAACTCAGCACCCCATGTTAAATTAGCATCAGGGAACACTTGGAATATGGCAGACTCTAAAGCATTAGCTCCATCAGGAATAGGTTGTCCATCCACTCCTACAAGTTGAATGTTACCATCCTCATCCTCCTGAACCATAACAAGAGCGATGATTTCATCCTTGTTGATGTCCTCATCAATCTGTCCAGCCTCATCCATTCTCAACATGTCTGTGATACCAGGAATCAGTTGGTCCTCATTCTTAGATGTAACATATACACCACGAATGTTCTTTCTATTAGCAAACCTGTTTAGGTTAAATCCAAAGGTGTTAGCTCGTATTTGATGAGGCTTACCTCTTACAATACCCATTGTAGCCCTAGGAATAATCTCATCAGACTTCTTAGCTGTAGGTTCGTATTCTTTACTAAACTCTGCTGTTTGAACACCTGATTCAGCTGTGCCAAGAGCTTCAGCCAACAGTTGCTCGTTCTCCATCATCTTAGTTTCTTCAGCCTTCCTAGCTTGGTAGGCATCAGCTACAGATTGAAATCTGTCTAAGATTTGCTTCTTTACATTATGTTCAGCACCAAGTTCATTAAGTTTTTCGTAGAGTTTAGTCACCTCATCTTCAGCCTCTTGTAACTGGTTCTCATTTACAGAAATTTCTTTCTGTAAATCTTGTAACATAGCGTAGTCTGCAAGATATTCTTTAATACTTTTAGCTTCAGAGAATAGAGGTTCTTCCTTCATTCTCTCAAAACTATTTCTCAAGTAGTCAGGATAATCTTCATCAAACTTCTGCATTGAGGATTGTAATAATTTTACAAAGTCCTTAATTGCTGAATTGATTGACTTAGCTATATCAAAGAGAGTGTTAATTTCACTTCCTGTTTCTTTAACCAACTCTTCAAGCCAACCAACTTGTTCTTTAAGTTCCTTAAGAAACTCACCACTATTTTCTGGAAGTTCATCAAGGTTTTGAGCAAAGTCTGAGAAGTATGCTAAGTTAAACTCTAATTCATTTTTTTCAGTGGTAAGCTTTTCTATCTCATTCTCAACATCATTCTTCATGTTAGAAAGCTTAGATATAGCCTTACTGGTTGATGACAACACTTTACCAAATCTAACCTTCTGACGACTTAATTCAGGATACTTTGCTTCAAGAGACTTCTCTCTTTTAGTACGTGGTTCAGCCACCTTTACCTCATCACCAATTTTAGCTAGGTCTTTCTGAATGTTTTCAAGCTGTTCTTTCTTAGCTTCAAGCTTTTTACTTACTTCCTCAAGACGCTCGTTAGCTTCGGTCTCAAGTTGTGCTATGATTTCAAGACGTGCATCTCTATTCTTAGCCAATGTTTCTTTCTGATTAGCAATCTCTTCAGGAGATGTAAACTCTTCTCTAGAAACCTTTTGCTCTTCGTTTTCTACCTCACCAACCTTTTTAATACGAGCCTGTGTGTATCCTTCCTGAGCAACAAAGTATTCATTCTTCAGTGCCTTTCTTCTAATCTTACCCTTATCATCTTTGTATACAAAGAAGAGCTTACCCTTCTCGTATTCAAGTCTTCCTGTTTTTTTACCACCAAACTTCTCTCCAAAGTTGTATTCAAAGATTTCGTTTCTGTGGTTGTAGAAATATTTAGCTGTTTTATTAGCACGAAGATCTGCCACCTTTCCAAGCTTATAATCTTCAAGCACTTCCTTAGAGACATCTCTAATCTGTCCCTTGTTATCTTTTATCTTGATGGTACCATCTTCATTCTCACCAAGGATGGTAAGTGCAGCAACTTCTACAGGAACCTCTAAACCATCTTTATCATAGTCCACTCCTTTACCAACAAAGTATTCTGTACCCACCTCTAATTCTTTCTCACCAGTTTTGGTTTTCACCTTGATGGTTTCTCCTTTAGGGGCTTCAGTTTCTTCTGTGTCAGTAGGGGTAAACTCTTGGAACTTAACAGGTTCTTTCTTTATCTCATTGTACTCTTTTAGATAGTTGTCTCTACGAACAGCCATTTCAGCTACATCCTCTAGAGCTTGACCAAGGTCTTCTTTTTGATCATCGGTGAGATCTTTCATACCCTTGATGTTGTCAATAGCATCATTGAAACTATCTACATTGCCATCAATAATATCTCTCATCACCTGGTCTACATTAATACCAGCAGCTGAAAGCTCAGGAGTGAGAGCAGGGATACGTACATCATAGTCAGCCACTTTAGAAGCAGCATATATCATTTTGTCTATTACAGCTGATGTATATAATGGATTACCATTATCATCAACCTGTCCTCCATAACGTAAGTTAAGAGATTGGTAGAGAGATAAAGTGTTATTAGCTGTCTGTTCAAGCTTAGTGAGACGATCTAAGAATGCCTCTCTTGTATCTGTAGGAAGAGCTTTACCCTCAGCAACAAGCTGAGCAAAACCTTCTTCTGTACTAGCTAGCGCTCTGTTATCTCTGATTTCTGCTTCTACAAGATCAAACCTACCATACTTAATACGAGGAGACAGATAGTTGATTACAAAGTCTGCCTCTCTATCTTTACTATTCAGAACATCACCTTTCTTCAAGAACCCTTCTCTTTCCTGTTGTAGCACAGTGCCACGGTTTACAGAATCAATTGTGTCCTTTGTAAAGTCTGATAGTCTATACTTATTGAACTTTTGGATAGCGTCTGCTGTGTTTCTAGACTTAGACATGTCCTCTCTAAATCTACCTCTACCTTGCATGATAGCTCCAGACAATCCACCAATCAACACGTTCTCCATACCTTCGTCTGTACCAAAGGTTTGTATAAATCCTTCTGATAAACTTTCAAGGAAGCTGGTAGGTTCGTTGTTGTTCTTCTTGTTGTAATAGTTTTCTACACCTTTACCAATAGCAAACTGAGCACCTTCTTCAAATGCTTCAGATGTAGAGAATGTATATGGTCTGATTTTATCAAGCGTGCCAAGAATCTTACCAGCACGTGAAGGCTTAGCTATATACTTACCACCATCTTCAATGATGTTCTTTGTTTCTCTTGTAAGTTCATTTAATACAGACTTCTCTCCTCTATATGTAGAACCAAGTATTCTTGGGAACTGGATGTAGTTAGTAGCTGTAAGTAAACCAACGTTCAATAAGAAAGCAGAGTTGCCCACTTCTGAAGCCTTTGCATTGATGTCTTCCATTGCTTGAGCATCAGGATATACACCATCATTTGCAGCTACATATTCTTGAATCAGTTCATTTCTCTTTTCATTAAGAGTTTGCAATGCTTCAAATCCAGCCTCACCTGTTGTAGAGAGACCAGCAACAACAGCTCTTCCTCCTTTGTTTAGTACATTGTAGGATGTGATAAATCTATCAGATAGAGATTTCACTTTACCAAATGTATCAGCCACCTTATTAACAGATGTAAGTCCTGCTTCTGTAGCAGCTAACACCTCAGCTTGTTTACCAACAGATACAAGGCGAGAGATACCAGGAAGTGCGCTAAGTGCTTTAATGCCAGCACTGTATACACCTCCTGTAAGAGCTGCACCAGCAGCAAAGCCAAGGTTCTTTACAATACCATTCCAAGCAAAGTTGGCTGTAAAGAGATTATCAGGAGAATACCATTTAGCTTCCTTCTCAACATCTGTGTAGTAGTTAGGAAGTAGGTTATCGTCCAGTTGCTTATTTAAATTATCTAATCCTCTATTGAGGTCATTATCATAGAACGAAGAGAAGTTACCTGTAGCTATCCAGTTACCAACACCGTTAACAAGACCTAATGTGCCTTGTAAAAAGGTTGTACCTGTAAGAGCCAATCCTTTACCCACACCATTCACCATCTTCTCAGTCCAGCTTTGTCCCTGAGCATATGCATCCTCATTATTGTAATCACCAGGTACAAATACATTGTATCTAGGATTAGTGAGTTCTGACATAGCACGGGGAATAGAACCACCCTGTAGTCCTTTGTTAGATGATCTAACAGAAGCATCCAGTGCCTGAAGAGCAGACACAGGTTCATCACCTCCAACGCCTGGGGTGCTAAGTCCTCTAAACGGTATATTAGGAAGAGGCTCTGGAATGCCAGCAGGTGTATATCCACCATACTGTTGTTCTAGAGCCATTCTATCAAGCAGAGGTACTTGAGGGGGATTCACTGGGGTTTCTGCCATTAGAAAGGATTTTTAGAAGCTTTTTGTAATCTTTGTAAGTCGGTTTTAGTTGCAGACTTCTCATTAATTATTTCATAAACAGATGCATCCGTTAGTCCCTGCATAAGAGGAACCACCTCAGCTTCAGTAAGCATTCTTGGATAAGGAATGTCTTGTTGTAGTGATTTTGTAATAGGGTCGTAGATATTCAATCTTAATGAATATGTTCTACCACCATCTCCAGAAACAATATTTCCACTTACGCCAAAAGACTTTACGTTAAAAAAGTCTGTAGGACCAAGTGCTGAGTTGTTTATATTTGTTTGACCTCCTTCAGGACTAGTTGAGAGATAAGGGCTTTCTGCTGAGCTAAACTTTCTCATCATACTTTGATATGGACGGAAAGCTTGTACAGCTGGAGAAGCTTCAAATCTATCTCCGAATATTGCATTCTTTTGTTCAGGAGTTATTCTGAATGTGGTACTACCAGCAGCTCCTCTTGCTGTCACTTCGTACATAGCAGGAGAAAACTCTGTGCCTTCTACTATCTTCAATGTACCCTGAGGATTACCTGACTCAGCAATTTTTCTTAACAGTGGTACATTTAAATTAGGAGAGTTAGCTATTCCACCTTTTTGTTGCTCAGCAAGATTTGCCACTGATGCAAATGTACTAGCAAGACTCTCTTGTTGTACCTTAGTAGTTGTAGGAATATTATAGTCTACTCCTTGGAAACCAGTCACTCTTCTCTTCACCTCATTACCTACCCAATCTTGTTTTTGATTTAGAGTTTGTTGGTAAGGTAAGTTTATAGCCTTACGATAATTTTCTAAGTTCTGTGCAAGAACTTGGTCAGCTCTATTTAAATTTGACTCACCTCTATAGTATCTTTCTTTGTGAAGTTGATAAAGCTTATAGTCTTTTGGAGACAACTCTGCTTTAGCTTTCTCATCATTATATGCAACTGTTGTTGTTCCACCAGTCCCTGTTGTAGGACTACCAGGAGTAGTACTTACTGTTCTATAGTTATTTATCTTACTGTTGAAATCTACAAAGTCTCTTGGAGTGTATGTTGTTTTACTTCCATCAGAAGCAGTGTAGGTGAGGTTGGGAGCATTCTTTGGAATGTTCTTATAAACATCTCCATAAATTCTATCAGCCTCAGCATTGATTTGACCCACCATTATCTGGTTCTCCATTGCAACTCTTCTTGTTCCTTCTGTTTGATTGAAGTGTTGAGCAACCATTGGGTCCACTCCATTAGGAGATTTTAACCATGCAATTCTTTGCTGGTCAAGCCATGCTTTATCTTTCCCTTGTGATTTTACAAAAGCAGAGTCTTGTTGATTAATTGCATCTAAGTTAGCTTGTGTTTGTGCCACAACTTTATCAAGAGCAACATTAGGTACATCCTTAGGGTCAACAGGAGCTGGAAAACCACCATACCCTGTTTGTGCTAGTTTCTCCAATCTAATCTTCTCATCCTCTCGACTCATTGTGTCTTTATGGAATCTCTCTCTTTGTGAATATTCCATTGTAAACTTCTTCCACTCTTGAGCCTTATTCTCTCTCCACTGTTGAGCTTGAGCAAATGGACTAGTTTCGTAAGTCTGAGCAGTTTCTGTGTATGAGAAAGCTTTGGAAAAACCATTCATGAAGTTAGCTGTGAACAATCTTGCTTTTGCAGATTCAGCATCTCCATCATCAAAGGTTTTTGAAACACTGTTGTATTCTTCCTGAACACTGTTTAATATCTTAGTAAGTTCTCCAATCTTTTGGTCAATCTTTTGCTTTTCTACAGCAGAAGATGTAGAAGATTTTGCATTCTCAAGAATGGTTCTTTGCTGAGCAAAGGCATCATACTTCCCCTTATAAGAAGCATTTAATGATTCTGCGAAAGACTGAGGAGTAGTGTTGGCATAGTTGTATCTACCATCCACTGATATTTGTTCCCAGTCATCAGGAGAAAGTCCTGTTAAAAGAGCTTGTTGAATCTTCTCTGGAGAAATACCCGCAAGCTTTGTACGGGTCATTGCATCCTTGATTACAAGATTACCCTTAGCATCAACGTCAAAAGCATCATCTCTGATGGTACTATCTCCAGTGAGTCCTTTGATTATCTCTGTAGCGTTCTTTCTGTAGTTGGTGTAAGGTTTGTATAATGTATTAAAGGAAGAATCAACATCCCCATTAAGCCAAGCATTGGCTGCATTTTTAAATTCCCAAGTTCTAGAAGCAGAAGCTTTTCCTTCTTTGGTAAGAGTAGCTATATCCTCTAGCCCCTTTCTATAGGCTTTTGTAGAAGACAAAGCATTAACAATACGAGGGTCTTTCACAATCTGACCAGTCATACCTCCTACAGAGTTGACAAGTTGGAAGTTGGAGAAATCACCAGCAGCTACGTTTTTAAGGTTGTTTCCAAGTTCGTTCAGCTTAGATTGCAAATATACTCGTTGAGCATCTTGAGCTATGTCTAGCCCAGCAATATTATCTATCTGAGTTTGAATCTTTTGGATACCCTCATCGTAGCGCTTCTGTTTCTCCATACCCACCTGCACCATAGCTTCCACAGGAAGCTGTTGGACATAGGGGTTAAATTGTGGTATGATGTCTGTAAATGAAGCCATTGTATGTCAAGTTAGCAAATGTAATATGAATAATTATAATTTCCAAGAGCTATAACGAGTTTTGGTAATTCGCTATAACTGAGTTAGTTAGATATTTTTTAAAGCCTTTACAATTGAGCTGTTCAGGTTCTTTTTCTTAATAGAAGTTCCTTTCCTTGCCCCCTCTATTTCCTCCTTGTTACTCTTCTTCAGAAAGGTCTGAGGAGTGCCAGGAGTAGTGGCAGGGCTAGATACAACAGCTGTAGATTGATCTCCAACCTTTTGTTCGTAGTAAAGGATATTTCCGTTCTGGTCTAATACAGGAACTCTCTGTGAGCTGGTTCCAGCTATTGTAGGAATCACTGGCTGAAAAGGAGCATTCATGTTCATAGCTCTGAAACGTGGGTCAAAGCGGTAGTTGTACAGGTTCTCCATTGTAGCTAATGTTCTGTTTTCCAATTGATTCTTAGCCATTTTGTCAGAAATAGAATTAACAACAGCCTGTCCAACAGCCTTTGTTTTACTCTTAGCTTCAGCCTGACGAACATACTGACGGTCAAGAATCTCAAGATTCTTCAGGCCAAACTGATCAAGCTTATCTCTATTCTCTTTGTAAATCTGATTCTTCATGGCCTGGTTCATACGGAATTGCTCACCTAACACTTTCTGATTAGCAGCATATTCTTGTGCCCCAAGTTGACTTTGTAAAGCAGGATTGTATCCCACAAGCCTTTGTTGTGATCTCAAGGAAGCCCTGTTCTCATTCAGAATGTCCTGAAGAGAGATGTCATAAGGAACGCTAAGTTGAGGCTGTATAAGTTGTGCTTGTACGGGCTCTAATTGGTTAGTAGCCATTGCGTACATCTCACCCATAAGCTGTGTAGGGTCAAGTTGTTCTTGGTCTGTAGGACGAACGTAAGGAAGCACCTGTCCAATAACATCCACTAAACCACTTCTCTTGTATTCAATAGAAGGAACATCTTTTTTAGGTGGAGCACCAACCTCAGGAATGATAGGTCTGAACTCTCTTGTTTGGAATGTAGAAGGAGTTTCAGGAATGTCTTTCTTCTTCAATCCAGGAGCAGCCCATCCAGCACCAAGTTTATTATCAAACCAGTTCTTCTTAGTAGATGTAGGATCTGAGTTATATAGTTGTTGGTGGTTGTTGATAATCATTGACTTTAGTTCAGGATCTTGGAACAGAAACTCTTGGAAAGCTTTGTTTCCTTTCTTACCTGTTTTATCAAATCCAATCTGCTCAGCAATCTCATCCCACTCTTTTGCAGTGAACGCAGATGCATTCTTGATACCTGTGCTCTTATCTCCAGTCCAAGGATCAAGTCCATATTTACTTGTATATCCAGATTGTGCTTTAATCATCTTACCAAATTTAGCAGTTTTTATTTTTCCTTTAGCAAGATCATCAGCAACCAATCCATACTCCTCAGCTGTATCATTAATAGCGTTCTGTAGAGAAGCAGCTGAAGTTTTGTTGTCAGCAATTTCTTTTAATGTAGCACTACCACCATTGATTGTAAGATCTAAAGAGTTGAATCTCAACTTATCAAAAGGAGTTTGTACATCAAGCTCATCAAGTTCTTCTACAGCTTTGCTAATGTTCTTATTGATTTTATTTTCCTTTTTAGACAAATCAGCTACGTAGGTTTTGAACTTCTTACCTTCAGCTTCCTTACCAAGTAATGGAACATAAGCTTTAGGTATCTTGAGGTTGCCAAACACTACAAGGCTACTGTCACCAGGAGCACCTCCACCATCTTTTAACTTCAATGCTGGTTCACCTCTTTCCACTTCTACAGGGTTGTTACCATAGGTGATACCTATACCTGTGTTGCCCTTACCATCACTCTCATCATGAGACTGACCTCTGAACATGATTGTTTCTCCACCATCTGGTAGGTATGGATTCTGAGACATAGACTCAGCATATCCACCCCAGTGTGTTTGAAGCTCACCACCCATCTGGAAGTCAGGTCTTTCTGTAGACATAGCTCTTTCACTAGGAGGAGTGTATTCTTTTAGGTGACCGCCAGCTCTGAGCATATCAGCATCCTTTGGAGGTCTAAGAAGGTCTTTCACTTTGTGTTCTCCAAAGGTAGCAATCACCTGAGGTTGCCATGTATGGCTCACCCATTCGTATGGAGACGTTGTTCCACCATTCTCCATGAATGATGACTGTTGTGCCTGACCACCTTGTATACCCTGTTGAAGAGCAGTGGATTGTATATTTCTTTGTGTAGCTTCTTTTGCTTTCTTAATCTTTTGAGGTTTTCTATTAATAGCAGTACCAATCAATTGACCAGCTGTTTGACCAATCAATTTACCAGCAGGACCAAATGCTGATCCTATAGTGCCACCAATTGTACCACCTAGATTACCACCAGCGTTCTCACCAGTGATGCTTGTAAGAAGTTGTCCTGTAGCTTGTGTGCCACCAGAAGAAGCAAATGTTTCTAAACCACTCTGAGCTTTATGCATCTTGCCACCATGCATGAACTGCTTGTAGCGCTCACTATCATTCAAAGGCTCATATCCAAGATCATCGTAAAGTGTATTAGGAGCAAACGTATTAGCAATCTCACCAGGGATTCCACCTACCATTTTACCATTCCTAGCAAGTACATTTGTACCTACACCATATATGGGGAAGAACTCTTCTCCTGTATTTGTAATATCCTCAGGACGAACATATCTACGTTGGGTTTCTTCAGGACGTGTACTAGCAGCTTGTTTAACAAGTGCACTTACATCTTCAGCTTGCTCAGCTCTTTCAAGAGCTCTCTTTTCTTCTTTAAGTTGTTGTATTCCTTCTACAATCTTACCAGCAGGACCTGCATACTTACCAACAGCTTTCATGAATTTATCTCCTTGTTTCTCTTCCACCTCAACAGGATTAGCAACACTAGCAGGAGCTGTGGATATAGTACCAGACGAAGGAGCTGACATACCTACATATGTCTGACCATTACGCCAAAGATCATGATCTGACTTCCAAGACTGATAGTCAGGATAGTCTGATTGTTGAGGTTCAGGTTGAGCTTGAGTTCCTCCTTGCGCTTTCTTTATCTTCTTTCCTTTTCTAGCAAGGGCAGAAGTCATGTCAGCCATACCTTCTTCACCACCCATAGTTTGAAACACCTTTCCAAGATTACCAAGAGATGCACCTATTCCTCCTCCATCACCACCACCACCTTGTTGTTGGGCAGCAGCAAGCTCAGCTTGTTTATAGGCTTCTTCTTTACGTTGGTCCTGTGTAGAACCTGTTACTGTATAATCAGCTTCGTCATATAAATCTTTAAAGCTAATGGGTTGAAAACCAGCGCCTTGTTCTCCTCCAATATAAGCACCTATTTGTGCTTTCTTAAAGGCGCCACCATGTTTAGCCATAAAAGATGCCTCATCAGGAAACTTCTTGTAGAAATCCTTCTCAGACTTAACGCCAGCAATTTTGAGCATTTTTGCTTTCATATCAGTTGTATTTATCTAACCAGCCACCCTTGGTTGGTTTGTTATAGTTTGTAAAGTTAAGTGATTGGTCTAACTTTTTAATAGGTTGAGCATCAGCATTATTCACACTAATACCTTTTTTAGCCACAGGATATTCTGTTACGTATTCTCCATCAAACTCATAGTCTTCTCCAGGCATCATATATTGGACATCTCCTGTATCAGATATACCAATCAACGGTTGATCTACACCCTCCATAGTGATATCATTGGATGGGATGATTACGGGATTGCCTACATTCTCAGGGTTCCAATAGCCCATGGAATCTACAGGTATCTCACTACCATCTTGACTAATGGTCTTAGGTTTGAAATCCAAGCCTTCTTGGTAGTATTTCATCTCTTTACCATTCTGAGCACTAGCCTTTGTCTTCTTAGCATAAGGACCATTGCTAGGAGCAGCTCCTGCTGTACGTGCGTATGTGAATCCTACAGCACCAGGAATACTACCACCCATAGCCATTTCTCCCCATGTCTTTATTGGTGTAGGAATATTTTTACCTTTCTCTACATATTTATGTCTAATTTCACCAAACTTCTCAGCTTCTTGCCACGTTTTAAATGGACCACCAAGATGTTCACCTGTTCTTTTGAACTCAGCTTCAGGATCAGCCAATGGTTTACCATACTTAAATGTAGGTATTAAATAAGCTGGTACTCCTTTTGCTCCACCTATACTAGCTGCCCTTTCTGTAGATGTTTCTCCTGGTTTTCCATTAGGTGTAGGACCTACAGGTAGTTTAGGACTTGTTGGTTGTAAAAATGTTTTACTTAAAAATCCACCATCTTGAAACTGTCCACCCCATGCAGGACTATAGTTACGTCCCTTAGTGTTATATGCCAATCCTTTGAATCCTGGAGGAAGTGATACATCAGGATTGTTTGGGTTGGCTTTCTTCCCATAGTTATCCTTGGTCTTTTGTTTTAAGACCATTCCTCCTTGTTCATATTTATCTAACCAGTTGTTCATTATTTGTAAGAGATTTGAGCTGGTGTGTAAATAAACTGTGATACTAGGTGTGCATCATAGCGATTGTCTAGGATGTGTCGCACCTTTAATTCCTTAGCACGTAGAGGTTCCTTCTTGAAGGATCTCTTTCCATAATCCATATTCACCTGATTCACCACCTTATCCAAAGACAGAGACTCGCACGTGCGTACGAAGAGAGGCAGTTGCTTGTCTTTTACCAATGACCAGAATGTATTATATTGGTAGAAGTTATCACTCTTAGTGAATGTAATTGTCTTACTCTCAGCGTTATACATAGGATACTTTAAGTAGTCCTTGAGGTTGTTAATTGGTTTAGGAACCAACTCAAGCACACCTGTACTCTGTTGACCATTGTAAAGGACAGCCTTATTAAACCAAGCATTGTCGGTTTCTATTTTACGGTTGTCATCTGATATACCATCTGGGTCAGAGAAGTATCTGTATGCCTTGGTGTAATCCTGTACACTCTGAAGGATTTCATCCTGATACTGATAGGCAAATGGATACTCGATGATGTAAGGTTCTATGTTTCCATAGAAGTAGTTATACAACACTGGATTCTTCAGGTGCCTCCAGATACAAGCGGTTGATATTTGGTTATACGTGGTAGCTGCTAAACTTACAGGATTAACTGTAGTGACAGGGAAGTTTTTCTTGTTCTTACACTTACCTGTAGATTCTACAGTGATGACATTAACAGCATCATCTACAACATAGCTCACCCCAGAAATCAAGTCCTCCTTGGAAACACCCGTTGCTAGAGTGTTTCCAAGTTGGTCAATGATTGTGAAAGGTCCTGCTGTAGGTCCTGAGCTAGTTAATTTTATGATGATTGTCTTAGCCATTCTTATCTATTTAACAAAATCCTGATTTATATTCGATCAATACAGTATCAGTTGTAGCAAATGTTTTGTTACTAAATGTATACATTCCGTTTGCACTAACCGATATTGCTTCATTCAACACACCATTGATATATAAAGATAAACATGATGTTGAACTAAAGTTTGATACTGTAACAAAAACTGGCGAGTTTGTTAAAGCTGCTCCACCACCATCGGCTTGTTGACCAGCGGTTATTGGAAAACTTCCAGTGTTAAAGAAGTAAAAATATGCTCCTCCAGTAGTAGTAACATCATCTATCTGTCCACTACCTGTTGTATTTCTCACTGTAAATCCACCAGCAGTAGTTGTTGTTGTGGTTGTTGTACTACTAGAAGTAGATGTAGTACTGGAAGTAGTGGTAGTGGTTGTAACTACTGTAACATCTATGTAGTTTACACAAGTGCCCGTAGACTTTATTCTTATAGTTGTTGTACCATTAGGCACAAGCGCAGAAGAATAACCAGCTAGAAGAGCTGCTTTAGACACCCCTGTTTCAAATGCTGAAACATAACCATCTACATTTGAGTAGAGATTAAAAGGACCTGTATCTGTCCCAGCTGTTGTTAATGTTATTAATACTGTCATTTTATATAATATTTAAAATTTTAAGAATGGTGGTGGTGGTTCTTCTTCAACAGCTGTTCCAGCAAGTGAACAATTAGGTGCAGCTGTAGTAGTAGTTGTTGTAGTTATTGGTGCTGTTGTACATCCTGTACAGTCTGCACTTGTACTACAAACCGTAACATCAGTACATGGTTCAATTGTTAATCCTGTTCCACTTGGGTAGTTAGAAGAACAAACTCTAATATTTGCACCACCTGCTAAATTAGCATTAGTATATCCATTTACACAATCATAGTATTCATAAGCTAAATTACCACCCGTTTCGTTTAGAATATAATAACACAAACAAGACGGTGTTGCTGTTGTAGTAGTGGTGGTAGTTGGAGAAGTACAACTACCAAGTTGTGTTATGTTACCAGCACCTCCAGTTTGTGTTACTGAACCAGTTTGAGCACATACTACAATTGCAGTGGTAACAGTTGCAGAGTTTGGAGTTCCATCACATTCAATCCACTCAACATCTATTGATGGCGCACCTTCAATATTGTAATTGTTACAAGTTATCAATGCAGTGGTTGTCGTAGTGGTTGTGCTACTACTAGTACTACTAGTGGTTGTTGTTGTGATTGGTATAGCTGTGGTTGTTGTAGTTGTTGTACTACTAGTTGATGTAGTGCTAGTGCTACTAGTTGATGTAGTAGTACTAGTGCTACTAGAACTTGTAGTAGTGGTAGTTGTTGGAGGTACAGCAGTGGTAGTAGTTGTGGTTGTTGTTGGTGTACCTGTTGTTGTAGTTGTGGTTGTTGTGCTACTACTACTACTAGATGTAGTGGTAGTAGTTACAGGTATAGCTGTAGTTGTTGTGGTAGTGGTAGACGATGTACTAGTTGTTGTGCTAGTAGATGACGTTGTTGTTGTACTACTACTAGTGCTTGTTGTTGTTGTGGTTGTACAGTTAGTGATAAATACAATCAATCCACCAACCACTTGGAACACTGTGTTAACAGCCTGAGAAGCTCCTGTAAAATACCAACCGTCTGGTATTGTTGTACAATCAGTTGTACCATTAGTCACAAACACCTTAGATCCAAGATAGAGTCCTTGATATTCAATAGTGAGGAATGTAGGAACAACATTTACATATGATCCACCAAATGTATTTAGGTAGGCAACAGCGTTACATGCGGCTGATTGACTTCCTGTAGAAACAACACTGCTTGGGGGAGATATAATATTGTAGCCTGTAAAGAACACATCTTCTATCAATTCATCAGGTCTTGTACAAGGAGGTATTGGAGGTGGTACTGTCACTACAGCTGTTCCTGATAATGTACAATTTGTTTCTCTAACAGTTCCTGCAAGATTACAATTCTTTGTAGTGGTTGTAGTTGTAGTTGAGCTTGTAGAAGTGGTAGATGTACTAGATGTAGTAGTGGTGGTTGGAACAGGTCCAGGAACACCAGCTATCACTTCAAAGTCATCACAACATCCATTAAGACCAGAATAGAAGAAATTGTTCTCACCAATATACCAGTTAGGGATGTAGCTATGGAAGCTTATCCAACTCTTAGTATTAAAGTTGAAAGACACTGTCCAGCTCTTATTACAGAAGTAGGTTTCATCTGTTAGATACACTCTCTCACGTATAGTGATTGGTTTAAGAGTAGTGGTGGTTGTAGTTGATCCAAAGGATGTTGTTGTACTAGTAGTAGTGCCAGCAGAAGTGGTTGTACTAGTGGTAGTGCTATAAGCGATTTGTTTGTATGTCTTTTCAACATAAAACTCTCTATTTACAGCATCATATTTAACATCTTTGCTCTTTGGAACATAGTCAAGCTTAGTGATGAGCACCCTGTCATACTTACTATCAAACACACCGTGTAGACCAATTCCTGTGAAGTGGTTATCTGTAGGTACATCTGGGAAGTAACGCAGGATTTCAAATGCCAGGTGGTCTGTAAAGAACCTATTAAGTCCTGAACCAAATCCTGACAAGTCTACAGCCTGTGTACCAGTGATAAGGAACACTTGACCACGTTTAGCATCCACAGAGACTTGTCCTTGTGGAATCTTCAACAACATCTTGTTTTGGGTTCCTACATATCCCAAATCAGTTTCTGCGAAGTCAATCGGAGGAGCTGATCTAAAGAACTGAGGATTACCAACATACGCTGCTTGAGGATTACTTGTATCTATCGTAAGGAGGTTGTTGTACATGAGTGTCTTGTTCTCAAAACGAGCAAGCACTGCCTTGTTCTGAATTCCATCTAGAGATACAAGATCTCCATAGTTCTGAGGGAAGTCATAATAAGATATAGCTCTGTAAATCAACCAGCTATTTACCCTATTATCAGAGTCAATGTTCTGAGAATCAGAATAGATAGCTCTGAAAGGATAAAAGGTGAAGCAAGGTCTATCCCAGTCAATAGGTAGATTTGTAAATGTATTCTCTCTGTTCTGCTTAGAATATGTGACATTATAGTAGTAGGTGTTATCCTGAACAATAGGAACATAACTTTGTTGCACCCAGTCATCAGGAATACCTGTACTCACGTGAGGCCAGAAGTCACCCTCTCTGTTGTTGAAAGCTTGACGTAAGTCTACGTTATAAGAGCTCTCACAATAGAAATTAGGAATACCATATGCAAATAGATAGAAGTATCCATCATAGAATGTTCTTCCAGGATTGCTATCCTTAGGTTGCCCAGGAGCTACAAACTGACTGTTAGGACAGTCAAAGTTGTGAGCCTTGTAGGAAATAATGTTTGATAACACACCTACACTTGTAATAGTGTAGTCTCTAAGAATAGAACGTGCTGAGTGCCAGTATTTTGGATAGGCTATGTTACCTATCTCATCATAGAATATATCACTATCATCAGGAGCATTCACACGGTTGTCTATAAAGAATGGAAGCTTGGTCTTGAATGCAAATCTGCTAATGAATGTATCACCACCAAACACTGTTTGTATGTCGGGAGTGTTTTCATCTACAAGCACTTGGAAACCAGTGTCCACCGTGCTGTAAGAATAGATTTGTCCGTATTGGTTAACAAATACATTCTTAAGAGATGCGTAGTAAGAAACAACAGACATGTCTTCTTCCTTAGCAGGAGCTTGACACTTGCTTCTTTCTGATATAGTAAATCTTGATATGTCTGTAACTATTGAACTTCCTGCAGACAGCATGTTAGGGCTTTGGTCTGGGAAAGGAAGACCTGGTCTATCTAGGTCAGTTCTTAGGTAGACAGATGATTCTCTTTGGAAGTTGTTGATGTTGTATATATCACCAACGTTCTGTACACCAGGAATCAAATATCTAGCGATGTCAAGGTTACGTTGCTTAATCCCTTGATCATCAGGAACTCCTACACCATAGTTATAATCTCCTATAGAGTTGAAAGAATAGGCATAGTTCTTCCTTGTGATGCCATTTACATAGATGGTTAAATACGCCTGATATGCTGTAAACATAGCAGTCGCATTGAATGGTGTGGTTACATCACCTAGTTCTTCAGCACTTTCAAGAGCATCACGCTGAGCTTCTTCTGTTAAGAGTTTGTACTTAGCGTTATCTCTTACCTCAACAAAGTGACCTTTACCTCTACCAAACATTACACTCTCAAGCTTCAGAACACCACCTAAGAAAGGCTGTCCAAAAGAAGTTTCAGGAGAGTTAAATATCTGTCTGTATTTTTCTGTAAATCCAGGTTGAGGATTCTCAGCTTTACAGTTTTCACCTGTAACAAGTGTTGGACCAGTAAAACAGATTTCACCAGGGCCTTCAATTTGTACAGGACCACCTGTGCCAGGAACTACATATAATGTATACACTGGAGAGGTAGGCCATCCATTCACCCATTGTGTAGTGATACCTGTATAGATGTCGTTCCACTCAATTCTACCACCTCTGGCAAATGCAAAAGGACTTGGATTACAAACCTGAGCTGTCCATATCTCATATGTAGAAAGCCCCACTCTTCCTGTTGCAGGACCAAGGATTGTAGGCTTACCTATTGAGCAAAGTGGATATTGACCAATTGCAAAGTATTTCTTTTTTGTTGCTTTGTTTGTATTGCAATCAGTGTATTCCACCTCAGCAAAAGATGGTCCGCCAGCAGGGTCTACAACAAGTGTGTCTATGAATATAGTATACCCATCACAGATTTGTGAGTAGGCATTGTTAGTTGTATTAAGGAATGGATCTGAGTTAAGATCGTTGTATGGGTAGTTAGGATAGTAGTAGGTTTCTTCTTCTCTCTCATACGTATTTACGTTTCTAAGGATACCCTTAGCAACAATAGACTTGTTTGTACCACGGTCAGCACGGATGATTTTGAATGCTACAATATCATCTTTCTGCTCTGGTGTAAGAGTAGATGTCTGAATAAGTGAGCTCACTAGTTGTACATCTATTTGTACACCAATAGGGAACACAGCATCATTACCCTGAACCATACCTGAAGGTCCTGTAAATATCTTAGATTCGTAAGCAGGACTTACGTTGATATCAGGGAACTTGTGGTGCCTAATAGGTTGACCAGCAAGATCACCCCATACATCTTTGTTACATGGGTAGGTGTCTGTTGATTCCCAATAACCAAACTCACCATACTGATAAGGGCCTCTGTAATCAAAAGCTGGCGAATATCCAGGACTTGTACCAATTACAAATCCTGTGTTGTAGATTTTCCAATAAGAGCTATATCCTACTCCTCCAGATGTGTAATCAGGAACGCCTATAAAGTCTGGGTTGGTATCTGGTACATCAGGTTGTAGATTCTCTGTAGGACCTTTGATTCTACCAGGAATATGAAATCCATCTGTCTGCTTACCATTCTTAAGCAAGAACACTATCTCAAAAGCATACACCTCATCTCTCAGATAACCTCTGAGATTGGTGGCATTCAACTCATCTGAATAGTTTTGGTCAGCAGGAATTCTCCAGCTTTCCCATAACAGAGGAATTTGATTAGCAATGCTTTGGTAGTTAATACGATCAATAGATGTAAGGTTGTCCCATATCAAGACATCTTGTGCTGTTGTAAGGTCTTGAGCAATATCGTAATAAGGGAACTTCTCAAATATATCATTGATGGTCAGTCTAATTTGTGTTACGTTCTGACCAGTGTATGGGATTTCTTTTTGAACAGCATCAATATAATATGTGCCAACCAGCTCAACAGAAGTGATGTCATTGATTGTCTTAATCACCGCTAAGTTGAAATACTGGTAAAGTCCTGTGTCCTCCAGATTGCTTATATTGAGGATGATAGACTTCCCAACAGGATAGTTGAAGTTCACTGATGTAATGAACTTATCAGCAATAGGTGTTGGGTTGGTAACAGAATAGTAGGACGTGTAAGGATTACCCTGAGCATCAGAGTATTGTGCAGCAAACTGATATGTACCAGCAATCAGGTTACCTGTGCTAGTAACATCAATTACCTCCAGTTGAGGGATGTTAAAGTTGGGTTGAAGCTTAAGTTGATTACAGTCTAGGTCATCTGTATATTCTGGATCACAGAACGGAGTTCCAGATTTTAGAACTTTTGGAATATTATCAATGTCCAAATATCTCCTAGGATTGAATCCATCTGTCCAATAAATCTCTGTGGTGCAATTAGTTATCTTATGCGCCACCTTATGGATGGGATAGCCAGTATTGAAGTTGAGGCAAGGAGCATTTACAATAACACGATATACGCAATCATTGTTCTCCATCTGTCCAATCTGACTAGCTCCTGTATCAGGGTTAGTGATAAAGAATATATGTTTGTTCTTCTCTTGGATGAAGTGGTTACCTATAAGCACAAAACCAGAAGGGAACGTAACACAAAGTTCGTTCCCTGGCTCATTCTGATAGTTTACAGAATTAGCATCATAGTTTTCAACAGCAGCATTTAATGCATACGTTAATTTCCCCTTCGCAATTTGGTTAGGGGTTTGGTCCATGTTAAGACCTGTAGTAGCATTGTTATACTCCTGTCTAATATTGCCTTGTTCCTGTTCAGCCATTAGTATTAATTATTGCGTCTCCAACCGTATCTATTAGTACGATTAGGAAGTTCATACATGTTAAATCTGTTCAAGTCATTCTTAATCCTACGTTGCTTAGTCCAAGGATCTTGTTTCTTAACCTCAATGTCAGCCATGATAAATGCCTCATCAGCCATCTGTTTGTAGTTCACCATCTTCCTTTCTAGCTGATTGTATGTCTCATCATTCACTTGATTGGTAAGTGTTTCTATCACCTTATACTTAATGAAAGCTTCAACAAACTCTCTAATACGATAGTTGTCAGGAATCAACTGATTTCCACCAGCATCATATTCTGTAGCATAAAACAACAGATGTACCACACCATTACGGAAGTTAGTGACAAACTTATTGTCTCTGATATCAAATGAATCATACCAAGAGGAACCAGGAGTGAACTCATTAATAGGAGGTGCCTGTGCATAGAACTCCCAGTTATTGGTATAGTCTACACCACAGTTACCTTGTGCAGATATGTTACCAGGTTTTAGTAAGTATTCTCTACGATAGCTAACTGCTGTTTGATTATTAGTCTTGTATACTGTCTGAACCAATTCAGGCATACAAGATCCATCACATCCTACATTACCACAACAAGGGCTGGGGATAGTACAATCTGTGGTGATAGGGCTCACCTGAATTGTTGTAGATGTAGCAGCTTGTGAGTAGAATGAGTTAGCCTGTTGATAAGGAAAACCATTTACAGCTGTACACATCCAAGCCTCTCTCACAGCAAAGAAGTTGTCTGGGAGCCTAGCTTGATAGTCGTTAATGTATAGGATTTCCTGAGAAATCACATAAGTGGTTCTACCCAACTTTCTGAGACATTTGTCCAGATAGGTAGGGAACATCAAATCATCAACTGCCCCTGTATCAAAATAGCTTTTGAATTCCTCCTTAACTGTAGCGTATACAGGCTCAGGGCTGATGAAATTATATTTGTAATAGTATGACATCTATTTTACTTTTTCCATTCGTGATAGAGATGTTGATATTTATCGTCAGCTCTTATATAGTGAGAAAGAAGTCTAGACGTGTTTCTGGAAGGTTTAAAATACCACAACGGTGATTGTCTAAATCTAGCTGTTGACTTAAACCACATCCATCCAAAGAAGAAGCCCTCTGTGTGAAAGTTAAAGTTATAAATACGTTTACCTTTCTCCTTTGTCTTTTTCCAGTCAATAGGAAGGTTGACAAACTCTTTTCCATGAATGTCTTTTACCTTCTTACGCTTTTTCTTGTTTATGGCAAACTCACCAAAACCAAAAGGCAGCTTTGCTTTCTCTCCTGTCTCAAGAATGTATTCTTTAAATGCATCGTTAAAAGAATAAACGATGTTTCTCCATTGATCAAAGGTGAGCTTTATGGACGGATGTTTCTTACAGAAACTGTTGTAGTTTTCTTTGCTGGCGCTTCTCCAGTCTATCTTTACTCTCATATCTTATCTCAAATTTGGAGCGTTAGGTGCTTGACCATCAACTCCATCATTTGTGATGTCTGTCTTCAATTTGAAATACGTAGAGAGAAGCTTCTGAGAAGTGAGTTCCAACACCTGCTTTTCTAGATAGCCAGGAACTGGAGATTCTTTATCTAAAGGATTTACACACAGTTGCTCTGGTGTATAGCTAGGAGTTCCGCATCCACATTCTGGATACATTATCTCATTTGGAACATCTTCCTCGAAAAGAGCAACAAGTCTGATTGCTTTTAAGAGTGGGTTGTTCACATACAGATATCCGTTAGAAATCCAATAGTATTCCTCCTTCTTAATTATAGGAAGCTTGAGCAAGTTCACGTATCGGTTGATGGTTATTTCCTTAAGTTTCTTTCCCTGACCACTCATGGCGTTAATTGAATAAACACCCTGAATGACATATTGATAATTACCCTCTGTAATCCTAGGCAGCTTGAATCTTGTTCTAGCCACTGTGCAAGGATCTACATAATCACAACATTCAGAAATAGGAACTTCCACCATCTCCAAGCAGGGAATGGTGGTAAAAACTGTATCGGTTGCCCATAACTTCCTCAGATTAGTCTCACGCTTAATCAAGAGGAAGGCATTGTTTCTAATTTCAGACATGACAGCTCTATCCGTGATCAAGTTGTCCGTGGAGAGCAACTTGTGCATAGAGCGCGTATCTGAAACTAGCTTCCTAAAAGTTGACATTATAAATACTGTTTGAATATGTTTGTTATTCCATCTTGGAGATCTATCAAGAATCCTGTCACTTCACCCTTGGTGATGGTGTATCCATTCTTATCATCCCAAGAACTCTTGGCTGTAGAGAATGCAGGTAGTTGATAGAACTTAATACCATTGAAATCAAGACTCATTTCATGGTGTTTGTCACCTGTAAATATGTAGAAATTATCGTGTTCTGACCATCCGTTCTTAAATTCCATAGGGAACAAGCCAGCAAGCTTTGCAGGTTTTAGAGCATCTCCGTGGTTAAACATTAATGCTGATGTACCATAGCTCACATACTTTCTATACCTTGGAGAGATGTCAAAGAATACACGCTCCTCATTTCTGAAATAGGTTTGTAACCAACTGGCTAAATGCCATCCTACATATTCATCATGATTGCCAGCTACAAAGATTACATCCACATCTCTTCCTTTCTGAAGGAGCAGGTTTATCACGCTCACTTCATGATCACATATTGCCTGAAAAGAATCGTGATATGAAAGAATGTTTTGTTGTGGTGTACCTTTTGTAGTTGCATTGGTGAACTCACTGTTAAACTCATCAGAACCAATGATGTATTTGATATCTGTGAGATTGTTAGATAGGGAAGCTTGATTTAAGATTATTTCCACCCTCTGGATGAAATCACCAAAGCGCTGGTCTATATCATTCTCTCCTCCTATGTCTAACTTGTTTAAATGGGAATCCTGTTTGTTGATGATTAGGCAAGCATCTTTCTTACCCTTCTCATACTTAGGAGCCATTACTTCTGGAGATACTGGCTTATAGTTTTCTAGGAAGGAGATAAAGCTGTCTTGAAACACTTGCTCATCCTTCTTCTTACCCAACCATGCTTTTACTTGCCAATGAGGACTGTTTCCATTACCCCAGTAGTTCTGTACGTATTTAGTTATCTCCCACTTCTCTGTGTCAATATTGCACTTCTCAATTAACTCATCTAAACTTTTGATTTCATCTTTAGAGTTGAATACCACCTCACCTGTTCCTTTCTGTATATCCTCTAAAAACCTTACTACATGGTCTTCTAACTCTCCAATGTAGTTTGAAATCTCAGCATCATTTTGTATTTCTTCTGATCCTCGCAACCCCTTCAGTAACTCATCCACCTCGTTCTCTGTGATGTTTAGTTTGTCTGCATAGAACTTTTTGCTCTTTTTCCAGTGGAGCATTTGCTCCAGTTGTTGCAGAAGGGATTGATTTTCAGGCATTTACAACTTTTTTAAATTAAAATTGCCCTAAAGGTACGAAGGTTTTTTGGTATTTTCCAAATTATTTTAACCTTTCTGGTTATCCATTCTAACCAACTTAGTTATAAATAAAAAAACTCCCCAGGGTAGAAACCCCAGGGAGAAACCCTGAAAACCAACAAACAGAGCTTTTTTATTATTTTACCCTACGGTTGTAGTGGTGGTTGTTGTAGGACACACTCCAAGATTAGCTGATGACACACCTGATATAGGAGGCACCACTAATGTTCCTGTACAAGCACATACGTAGATGATGCTAGGACCTGCTACAGAAGTGTTTACAAGAATTCCTCCACACTGATAGTAAGATATATTAACAGGTGAAACAGTTGAATTGGTCACAGAGTAGAACGCACAAGAAGGACAAGCTATTGTTGTAGTTGTTGTGGTTGTCGAACTTGTGGAAGTTGATGTTGTTGTTGTTGTTGGACAGCAATTACCTAATGCCACCTGAAGATTGTAGATCTGTTGTTTAAGACTACAGATTTGAGTGTCAATCTTTTGGAAAGCCACGGTTGCTGTGTCATATGTTGCAATTAATGTACAAGATAAATTAGGTCCGCTGTATGCAACATTGTTAGTTGGTGTAAGGGGCGTACTACAAGGATCACATCCGCAGGTGACAACTGGAATCGTTGTACAGCATGGATTTTGTGGAAGGTATATCATTTTATATAAAGAGTTTAACTATTAAGGAATATACATGATGTAGTAACATCCCAGACCAGGCTGGTAGTTAGCATGGGCTAATCCGCCTCCTGTAGAACCAACACTGACTGCCACAGAAACTCCTGTGACTGCTGTGTTTGTACTAGTAGACGAACTCTTTATGCCATTCATATCCATAAGGTCACCTGATGTACCAGGCTCATTCTGATCAGCTTCTCCATGGGCATATGCAATTGTATGCAAGTGTCCAGGATCAGTTACAGTAGCTGTAGCCAAGTGAGAGTGAGCAGGAATCTCTGTAGCTGAAAGAGTTACACTGTTAGAACCAGCAGTTCCTAATAAAGCATAAGCAGGATTACCAGCTACACCAGGGTCCACTGCAGGGTTGAAAGATCCTCCACCCATGCCTGTTGTAGCACCAACTGGTACACGTCCTCTTTTATCAGGAGTGCCATTGTTACCATTACAGAGGTAGATTTTCTCCCAATCAGTTCCAACAATACCAGCACCTGTACCATCAAATCTACCTGTAAGAGTACCATAGTATTCTACAACAGAAAAAGGAACCATGCGATTGAAAAACTTACTGCTAGTTCCAACACTAGTTAGATAGGCTGCAATCAGAGAGTTAAGATCAGAAAGCTTAACATAGTTTGTACTTACATTAAGAGAAAGAGCATTTAGAGAAACCTCCACTCCACAAAGCTTTGTAATAACAGCTTGCAGGATTGCATGTGTTCCAGAGGAACCAGTTACACCTGTAAGACATCCTACACTGTAAGATGCTTCTAAAGCAGCAAAATCATCCTCTAGAGCAGTAACGCGTGTGTCTAATTCACACACAGCTTTGATGATTGCACTAATTACGTTTGGAAGACTAAGGTCTTCACATGATACAAGATTCTTACTTACAATCTCGCAAATAATTTGAGGGTTGATGGGTAGGATTATTCCAGTTCCATCGAGAGTTGATGTGAGAAATGTAATCAATGCTTGCTCAACATACGAAAGAGAGTCTCCTGTCTTGATTCCCAAAATAGGAACATCTACACCCGTATATCTTACGCATTGATCAGATATTGTTTCTACACAACCGTTATAGCAATTTGAACAAATGTTGGACATTTATTTATATTTTAAAAGTTTTACTCTACTCGCAATCATGTTCACCGTGAATGGAGCAGCATAATCGGGGTTACAATACTTATAAGCAAGTATTCTTCTGTAGTTTATAAGAGCCAGCATTACCCCTCCAGGTACAGGCTGGTTCAACATAAACACAACATTGTTGTATAAGTTGTTTGCAAGAGAAGCTAGTTTACAATCTATATCAGCAATTAATGCTGGAATACTAGCGCATTCTGGACAACTTGTAAGCCTGGGTGATAACATTTCCTATAAGTTTTCTTCCTTGTTTTATAGCACCATTACATGCTGCACAAAGACCGTTAATCAATTGACATCCACATCCAACCTTAGCTCCACAGTTTTTACACATAGCCATATTAGTAGAAGTTTATTATGTAGTTGGTTCCAGAGCAACCACAATTGTTTTTTATAAAGTTATTCAGCATCATATCTGCCTGAGTATAAAGCTTTGTTGCTTCAAGATCAGCACAGTTGTTTGCAGCAGCAATGGCCCCCTGCATAAAGAAGTTGATAGAGTTGAGATCCACAAATGCTTGTGTTTTGATAGCTCTATCACATTCCATCATATCAAGCTTCATAAATGCTCCATCAAACTTCTCCTGTAACTGCTCAACACGCATAATAGACTTCTCTACGAAGTTTATGTATGCAGGAGCTACAGAATATCTTAAACGATAAACCCCATCAGGCAGAGGTTGATCTACACCTACGGGGCTTATTCCTAAGTTTGATGTTGTAAATATGTTAAAGTCGTTAACGCTGAATGGTTTATAGAATGTTCCAAATCCAGGAACCGTAATTTCAATTGTAGCACCAGAAACAACAGGTGGATTAGTTGGGTAAACGGAAGCATCAGCAACCCCAAGAGTTGTTACATTATATGTTGGGATTACTAATATGTCTAGTTTTAAATCTGCCATGTTGCTTTAAATAAATAAGCCAGAGGATTGAGTAGTATCCTCTCACCTCTGGCTTAGGTTATATAATCTATGTTACTTGCCTACTATTACGGAATCAAGGTTGATGTTGTAGTAGTAGAAGGCCATACAGTGGTTGTTGTAGAAGTGGTCGTTACACACGCACCGTTCTGAGCAACAACTGCACCAAGACCTGCCACAAGAACTGCTTCCACAGCGGTTTCCATAGCGCTATCCTTTTGAAGAGCAATGATTACAGTGCTGTCTTCATAGATATAATCGCCCCACTGATAAGCAGACTTGTCGAACTCATTAAACTTGATGTAGTAAGTGGTATATGTAGTACCATCACTCACCCAGCTTTCAAAGTTCTCATTGTAACCATTCATCCTGTAGAGATGCTTCAAGTAACCAGCTTGGTAGCTGTAGAAGTTTTTCTCCAATTGTGCAATCTCTGCAGATGTACCACTAGCGTAAGAAGAACGCTGTACAACAACAGGATCAGCAACAGTGTTACAAGGATCAGCTACAATGAAGTCAGCTGTGGTTGCAGGTCCGCTAAATACGAATGTACGGAACCACATTCTGTCATACTCGAAAGGAAATGCTGCCACATCACAAGGCTGACCATATTTGGTAAGAGGCTTACCAGTGATACGCAAGAATGCGTTTTGGTCGTTACCAATTCTCTGGAACTGATAGAAGTCAGAGAAAGTGATGTTGTCAGGGTTGTTACCAGGAGCTTGAAGATTGAAGTGATAAATCACATCATCAATCAAAGCAGGTACATCAACGTTAGTACAAGGATCACCACCGCAATCACAACAAGGTGCGTTTACAGTTACTGAACGAGTGAAACCGTTGAAATACAAGGTGTCAAGGTAGCTAGAGTGAGCACGAAGTGTTACAGTGATAATATCACCACACTGTGCGTTCCAGTTAACAACATCTGTAATTTGAGTGAGAGGAGTAGGACAACCGTCCACTTTATACCACTCAGTTACATTGCTGTTACAACCAGCACCAGAAGGACAGCCTTTAATCTTATCTGAACGCTTAGAGCCTTGCAGATAAGTGTTTGTACGGCCCTGCGCAATATAAAAATAGGGAGACGCTGCAATGTTTGCAGCTGTAGCTAGAGTGTAGTCGGATTTAAAAATACCAACTTGTCCAGCTGTCAAGTTTTGCGTAGATCCAGAACTAGGGAGCGCAGTTTGCCCTACTGGAACTACGAAAAGCGTAGTTAATGAAAAATCAGCCATTTTGCTTTATTTTAGGTGATTGAAAAATTTATTCGTTTGTCTGTATCCTGAACTGTGCACTTTGAACAGCAGCAGCGTTCTCTGTGTACATTGCTAGGTTTTGTACTGTTAAGTCTAACAACTCATCCTCTAGATAGAGTTCAAGTTCGCAGTCTTGGTCAAATGATGGTTCACCGTCTAACATGATGTATCCTTCTTTATTAATGTATACAGGATAGCGCATGTAGGAAATATATATCTTACTCGGAGTGAACGTACCATCTGTAAAGATGGATATTTCATCTGTCGAGAGGAAGTTGAAAGTCTCTTGGTATTCAAAAGACGGCCTATAATGTGTATTGTTCAGAATGAACTGAAGGTCACCATGTTTAGCTAAGTCTCTGTTAATCCAGATCTTTCTATCCTTACACACTCCTTTGTCAGCTAGTACATATGCATCTAAATAGAACATGTACTTAGGAACAAGTAGGTGTAGATTAGCAAACCATTGATTTAGTTCTTCGTTCTTGAGAGTAAGTTCAAGAGGTTGATGGTTATATGTTATGACCAAGCTTTGGAGGTCCTCGTAACGCTTCTTAAAAGCATCGAGTCCCATTCCACTTACCACACTAAAACCATCAACCTTTTGTTTTATCAGCTTAATCTGGGCCTCATTGAGAGCCAGAATTTTATCTTCCAAGTTAATTTGCTGGTGTATATTAGTTGATAGTTTATTTAGTTTTTGGTCTATCTTATATAATAAACTATCTACTGGTATCATACTGCAGCCAATTTCTTAGTTTTTAGCTTAGCTTCGAGAGTCAAGAGCAAGTCTTGATTATCATCATCAACAAGCAATTTAATTAAATCATCTTCATCCTTAGCTATTTCAAACTCACCTTCATAAATTTTACCGTTAGGTTTAGATCTATATATTGAGTGAAGAAGAGATTGTTTCACTAAGTCTTTGATATGGAGTAAGTTATCCTTCATGTCTGCGAAGCGAGTGAACACTTCAACAGGATTTAACCCTTGATACTTACCGTTTTTAAACTCGGTTTGTTTTAGGACATTGTCTACAAGGTTGTAAACTGCTTCCTCTTTAGTATCATCAGTTACAGGTAGTCCCAACAAACGTGCCACTTTTCTTTTTCTTTCAGGAGTCATGCTGTCAAACTTAACAATAGCTTTGTTAATCATTTGCTTCTTCTTGAAGAGAACAGCATTCTCGATTTCATCATCAGCTACGTAGAACTGAGTTTCAGCAGGATATTCACCACGCTCCCAAGCTTGATATGAGCTTGCAATTGTAGGATGAACACGAAGCCACGAAAACGCTAATTCCTGAAAAGGAATGTTAAGATCAAAGAAGTTATCACTATCTAGAAGTTTTACAGGCTGAACATGCAGCGTATCACTTGTTGATGTAGACAATCCATAGTTCCAGAAACTAGAACGAGGACCTAAGTCAACATCTCCCAATGCAGATTGTAATTTGTCTCTAAGAGCTGTAACACGCTCAGTCTCTAGTTCTCTCTCAAGAGGATCAGAGATTCTGCGGATGTAACTAGCATTAGGATCAAGTCCTGTTCTGTACTGTCCATCCAATTCCTTGTAAGGATACTTAAATACCCCTGTACCAGGAATACGTGTTAGGCCTTTAAGTGAAAGACCGCCTTGCATTGTTTGAAGTTGTGAGTTATTATACTCCTTCTTAATAGTTGAGATTTTACCTAACTTACCCATATGTAGTTTGTTTTATTTGGTTTATTTTGCAGAGTGATTCCCACCGAAGGGAATAGCGATTGGGAGACACCCCAGTCCAACCACTCTGTAAGTGAGAAGAGCTCCCCCACGGGGATGTGGGGGGCAATCTCTTCTCGATATAAGGTCTAGGAATACTATTCCTAGAGTGGATCCTTAGAATTGTGGGATCTCTTCAATCAAAACTGTACGAGACAAGTCTTCAATGAATACATCACAACGGTCTTTCATCCAGATTTCGTATCCTGGGAATTTGTTCGCAGAGCTCATACCCTGAGACTTAGCAAAGCCTAAGTGGTGGCGAGTTCCATCGATATAACCCCAAGTCATAGAAGGTGCACCCTTCATACGTACTTCACGGATGTTGTTAACCAATGAACCATCAGACATAGGAGATACGTCAAACACCATGAATACAGGTGTGCTCTTCTTGTTCTGACCAAATTCAAGGTTAGATTGTGGAAGGTCAAGTTCTTTCAAGTGAATTAACTCAACACGACCAGTTTCACGAGTAACCATTGCATCGAATGCAAAGTTATAAGTGATATGCTGACCTTCTCCCTGCATGTAACGGTTTCCGCTATCAGCCATGAAAGTCAAGCCACTGTTTAAAGCGTCTGTCTTCAAAGCTTGTTGGAATACGTCAAATCCAGCTTCGTTAGTGTACATTTTAACACGACGGTCTTTAACATCCACACGTCTGTAGAACAAGTCACCAAACACAGAACGAATCAAGTTTGCAGTGAATTCTCCACGGTTGTATTGAACAAGGTTACCGTTGTTACGCATTCTGTGATAAACACCAGCAGATGTACGCTTAAGTTCTTGCTTGCTACCGTTAGTTTTAACAGTACCAGGACGAGACCAAATCATACGCTTAACTTTCAACTCAAGCATAGACTTACGCATCCAGAACTCAATAAATGGTTCCCATTTAACATCGTTACGAGTTAAAGGAAGTTGGTTACGACGTTGAGGTGCATATACAAGAATATCCAAAGGACGACCTGCAGAGTCACGCATCATTTTGTCATCAGCCCACTCAGTGATTTTGTGCTCGAAACCATATGCAGAACCCAAAGATTCAAACATTGTGATTTGCTCACCCAAACGAGGAAGACCCAATAAGTCTTGATCGAATTCACCAATTGCAGCATCAACCAACTCAAGTTCGATACCTACCTGTAAGAAGGTTGGGCTTACGAAGTCTACAGTTGGATTATCTGTAACAAGTGTGAAGCTGTAAAGGAAGCCCATGTTCCAAGGAACTGGATCCTTAATAACGTAGAAACGAGGACCATATTGACGAGTACCAACAGAAATGATTGCGTTCTTAGAGAACTCATTTGTGTCAATTACCAATTGGAACTCTTGACCATCGATACCAGGCTTGCTCAGCTCAGCTGTAGAAGCAGGGATGTCGATAATCTTAGGGAATTTGTAGGGAACAGCTACTTGCCATTTCCAAGCATCGCTATTATTATCAATGTAATAAGGCGTGCTTTTGTTGATCATGTCTAGGAAATCATTGCTGTACAGAGAGCTCTGTGTATAGAGGCTGATGATTTTCTTATCGTAATCAGCAGGCTCAGTTGAGTGAAAGCTCTCCAGGTGGTTAGCGTCAGTTAGCTTACCCACAGCACGCTTGTCCATAGATGCGACACGAGCATACGTGAAGCCAGTTAGACCTGGGATTGTTTGAATTGCCATTTTGTTATCCTTTTATTTATTAAAATTTAAATGAACCATGAATTTTGTTTGGCTGGTTGACTGCTACCACCTGTCTTAGTTTTAGTCACTTGTCTAGCTACTTCCCCAAACAGTTCGTTCGATTTCTTTGAAACGCCTGTTCTTTGGATGGTAGATAGTGTAGGATCTTTTTCTAGGATTTTAAGCAGGAGGGCAACTTTCACCTTTGTTGCATGGTTCTCAGGTCTCTTCAATTCCAAGATGGTTTTGTCGAAATCAGTGAGTGTCTCACCGCTTGCTGTCTTGTATTTATCTACCAGCAGGAAGTCTTGTAGTTCGTTTGCCAACTTGGGGTTGATGGGAATTCCATCAAATTCCTTAGATTTCAGTTTGTCTTGAAGGACTCCCTGAACATTCTGGATGTATTGGTTTTTTACTGCTTGTTTTTGTTGGAGTTCTTGTTCAGCCTTTTGCTCCATTTGAGAAAGTTTCTGGGCTTCCTTCTTAACAAGCACTTTGTGGTGTTTTGTAGCTACGCTCTCAAGATCACCATAGTTTTTAAGTCTTTCCACCTCAGTATCAATGTCTTCGGTTTCAAAACCCTGGTCAGTTAATGCTTGTCTTATCACTCTCACTTGATTGTTTTCTTGTGAAAGATCCATTTCAGAGAAACTAACCACGTTATTATATGTACCAAAATATTCTTTTGGACTAACGCCTTTTACAAATACAGCCTCGAACGCTTGTTGATAATCTTCGCCAAATTGACTAATGAAGTTTTGCACCATCTCAACAGCTCCCTTTTTCTTTTCACTTTGGAAGCGTTCAAGAAACTCTTCAGGAGTGGATATGCTTACATCATCTTCATCTTCATCCTTTGAAAAAACACCAAGTTTGAAAAGGTCACGAGATAAAGCTGTGAATTGACTCACTTGCTCTTCTCCTTCTCCCTCTCCTTCTTCGTTATTGTTTTCTTCTTCAGCAGCAGGTTTAGCTTCAGTTGTTGGAGCTTTCTTCTTAACTGGTTGAGGATCAACCTCTTCTGAATCTTCTTCTTCTTCAGTATTATCACCAAGGAAGCTTGAAATCAAATCTTGACCAGTGAATTCTTCACCATCTGCTTTAGGAACAACTTCTTTTCCTTTAGGAACATCGGGTTTTGGATCTGGAGTAGGTGGTTCAGCAGTTTTTACGATCTTCTGAATATCATCAGGATTGCCTGTTGATGTCTCAGGAGACATAAGATCATTAAGAAGTTCTGTACTTCCAGGTCCCATCTCCATAGTATTTTCAATACTAAAGTTACCGAATGACGGGGTATCTAGGTTCTCAGCCATATGTAGTTTGTTTAAATTGGTTTATACGTGTGTAAAAATAGTCAGAGATTGTTGAATAGCAAAGAGTTATGCATCTATATACACCATTTTCGTATATAATATAGCATTAATCTAAATCACTCTAATCAAGTTTGTTTATCACCGTGTCATTTATTATCCTGTATGAACGGATTGGAGCTATGTCAGTGAGTGTAACCTGTTGAATCTCAACGCCCCACTTCTTTGCCTCCACTCTAGCTTTCTTCGTGAGGATGTTATCAATCTCAGCGTCTATGCACTCCTCTAAGGTTTTGCCCATGATGATGTTCTTGATAATGTATTGTGTCATATCTGATATAGCATCCTCAGCATCATACACTTCTAACATGAATGTCTGAATATCAGCTATTTTGTATTTGATTAACCCCTTCACAACAATGTTCTGTTTGTCTTTAGTGTAAAGACTCTGTGGGGGTAGGCTCAGAGTTGTAACTACAACATGCTGTTCCATGGGATCATCCACAAATGGGATGCGCCAGTGGAAACCAGGTTTAACCACCTTGTGGAATTTACCAAAGCGTAGAACAACTGCTTCCTCAAAATCTCTAACGATAAAGAAGGGGAGCAGTTGTTCAAACCAGCCTGTGATTAGGTCAATGAGCCTATCAAACATTATTTAGATTTTGTAGCTCGATTCTTGGCGTTTAGTCTTGCTATTTCCAAGTCGTTCTTTTGATTTTCTCTAGCCACCTTGAGCTTCTCTCTTTCAATTTCAAGCTTCTGAAGGTTCTGGACATTCTTCCCCTGAATGTCTGCCATTTTCATTTCATAATCTTTTGCTGTACGAGATTGTTCAGCAGCAATTTTATTAATCTCTAGAACATCAGGAGCACCACTCTTGTCTACATCACTGAGAGGTCCCATGTTCTTGGCCTCAGCAGCAATGAGAGCAATCTCCTTCTTATTAAGTCTATCCAGTTCGTTTTGATAGTTATCGTTAGCAATCTCTTGCTCTTTCTGAAGCTGAGCCTGTTGAAGCTGAGCAGCTGCAATCTCTCTTTGTTGATCAATCTGCTGTTGTTGAGTTTGCATTTGTTGATCTTGCACTTGCATCTGTCTGTCTCTCAACTCTTTAAACACCTTCTTCATAGCCCTCATGGACTTGGTGCTGTAAAGCTCAATTACATCGTACAAGCTTCCACCGTTCTGAATTACAGCCTGAGACAAACCTCTAAGCTCGTCAAACATTTGCTTATCTTCAGGACGATTTGTTAAGAACACCTTCAGGTCACGGAACTTAAGATCAGAACCGTTCACCTGTACAAACGCAGCTTCTCCTTCATTTGTAATGTAGGAGAGAGTGGATTGTGGCTTCTTGCTTTCTACGTATAGGGCAGCATCAATAATAGATTGATAAAGCTGACCCATAATATATTCATGTGCTACAAACAGAGGCTCTGTTTGAGAATAAGATTGTTGAACAGCTGCGTTTACACCTGTAGCAGACTCACTAGCTGCCACAGATCCCATACGTTGCTTACTCATACCCACGAGCTCCCAGCACTCATTCTTGAGCTGTTGTGCTAGCGTGTAACGAGATTGTATCTCCTGCGTACGTGTGAGGTCAATGTCTCTAAACTGGTTGAAGCTAGAAGGACTCTTCAGGTTCTCAGGAGAATCGTCAATAAACATAACCCCTCTGTTTCTTGCCTCCATTTCCCAGATGTCAAGAGCATCTTGAGCATCACCATCCTTAGGAATAGGAATGTGTCTGATGGATGTCAAATACACCTTACCAACCTCTTTTTCTAAGAGCTTGTAAAGCTGGTTCATACATACATTGTATAACACCTGGAAAGGCTTCATCAAGTCAACCAAAGACTTAGCCTCTGTGTTCTTCACCTCAAACGTTGTACCAATAATAGGACAATAGTTGAGGAGTTTGAACGGTTTTATATGATAGATGTCAGGTCCAATCTTTGTACCCTGATACCATTGATTAATCCAGCCCCACTCAATAGATTCTTGTGTAGGAATTGTACCACTCTTGTAGTTTTCATCCACTAGAACAGACTGTTCGTTGCCTAGCTCATCCAAATAAATCACCTTGCCAATCTTCTTCTTAGAGATCCAATAAGATCTCACCACCACATATTTGTATCCAAATGAAGACACATTAGATGTGAGTCCTAAGAAGTCTTTAAGGCCATCGTTGTTCTCCTTCATTTCACTTTCGATAATCATACGAGTCTGAAGGACTAGTGGGTCAAATGTGTCATACATCACTGAGTCTGTTCCAGGAATAGCATCAGGATTACCCAAATTTGACTCACGGACATTAATTAGTCCATAGTCTTGGAGAGAACTTCTTAGATGGTCAATTTCTTCTTTGGTGAGGTCAGGAATGCTTTCAATGATTTCTGAAAGTTCCATAACCTGTACTGTACCAGCGGCATAAGCACCCTGAGCTCTACCTGTAGGATCAGAGATCCATTTTCTATCAGGAGTTGTAAGAAACCAAGTGTTCTTGGGGTTAGCCACCTCAACATTAAATCCAAGTTTTGAGTTGTCTTCATATATGTGATAGAATTCTCTTCCAGAAATTAGCAAATCGCGAAACGCATCTTCACTTTTTTCCTTCAGGTTAAACTCAGCCTTCTGACAGGTGAGTACGTGATTAGCCCATTTCTCAGCTACAGATGTATAGCTATCTAGCACATCTTTCACTTGATCCATGGTAAGTTGCTGCAATTCTTCCTCATCAATCTCTTCACCCTGCATTGCAGCTTGCTGAACAATCTTTTGTTTAGCTTGACCAATTACATATTCTTGAAGAATGTCTGTCTTGAATTGTAGCTCTTCAGCCTTACTGTCATCATCAAATGCCTTCACCCTGAATGTGTCAGGGCGTTTTGTGATTTCACCTACCAGCTCGTTCACAGGAGTGGTCATAATAGAATACATCTTTACATATGCAGGAAGCTGAAGATCAGCTGTCATCATATCTGTAAAGCTCTTCACTGTAGGCTCTTGATAGAAGTCTTCCATCCTCAAGATGCCTTTTATTAAATCGTAGTTTTTGACAAAGGTGTCACGGTTCTTCACATACTCAGCATAAGCCTTGTTTGCAAAGTAGTCCATGGTGTTCTTTATCCAACTCTCGTCTTGCTTTTCCTTGTCCGTCTTAAACTGGTCAGGGAATATATTTAGATAGGCATATCTAATTGTAGCATCTTTCGTATATCTAATGATAGCCATTATATAAAAAGTTTACTTTTTTTCACTTTATTAAATAACCCACGAGATTCTGTAAACAGAACGTTCTTCTTATTGGGTTTGAATATCGCACTCACTCTAGGATCAGATGACCCACCCACCTTACCAAGTACAGGATCCATCTTAAGGGCCTGAGCTATAGCAAGTTCTGCAGCAATAATACGGTCAAAGTTACCCTGATCGTTATACTGAATTATCTCTTCTAGCAGTACAGGATCAAATATCTTTGACACTCCTTGCACCTCTTTGATGATGTTACCATCTTCATCCTTCTCGGTGTACACCACTTCCTCCATATACTTCTTGAGGCAGTTGTGCAGATAGTCTCTTATCTTCTCAGAGCTTCTGTGTACACCATAATCACGCTTCACTGTTGTACCAGGCACCACCTCTTTCAACCAATCAGGTTGTTTCTCAAGGTAGTGTGCATCTCCTTTTGCTTTCATATATTCTATGAACGAGATGTCATCATTCTCACACAGAGTTCTAGCGTTGTAATACTTGATAAGTAGACGAGCCTGTTCTTCCCAGGTGTCCTTCTTATCAGGTCTTGCACAATACGAAGCTACGAACATATCTTGATATTTCTCACCTGTTATGTCGTGCATTCTCTTATAAACGTACACAGATCCTAATGATGTAGAATAGGCAGCTTGTCCTTGTCTGTAGGGATCGACCCCAGCTACATACAATCCATATGGAGGACTTTCGATAGGAAACTCATATATGACAACAGGGGCATCCTTTAGATCGCTATTCTTTAGAGGGAAGTTGGTTATAGGCTGTTTGTCTGTAAACTCATGACTGATTTTCTCTCCGTCATGAAACAAAATTACAGGAGTGCCTGTACGCCCCTGGTTAAGCAACCTACCCTTTTGACGTTTGGCTGCCTCTATATCAAATATGTTTGTGTCTTCATTCAGGAAGATGTCATCCACCTCAAGTGGGTAGTACATCTTTTCTTTTAGATAGGCCACCCTATCTCCTGCTTTCTTCAGGCGTTCAAGGTTGGCTGTGGTTATTTCAAGAGCTTTGTCTTCATTGCTTACAAGCATCTTGACATTATGAAGATCGCTTCCTTCAGGTTGTTGAAGAAACGCACCCAGCGTGCTCTCTTCCTTAGCTTCCATTCTATACTTATACGAAATAAACAAGCCATGAACACGTCTCTCATCTTTCTCATTGTTATAAGCAAGGAAGTTAAAATTGTCTGCGTCAAACATTAAGGACTTAGCGTCCATGAATTTCTTCATATCACCACCTGTTCCTGTCAGGAGAGGAGAACATCCCCATCCATACGGAGTGGTGAAACCAGGCACAGCGGCCTGAAAGCCTCTGAGGAAGTTACCTTTACCAATCTCGTCAATAATTAGTTTACGAGGTTTAGTACCTGCAATAGCCTCTTCGTTATTACCTTCATCCAAGTTACGGATGAGGATTTGAGAGAACGGTATACGTTCTCCTCCACGAGTCTTGATACCTAGGGTGACTTGGTTTTTCCAATTATCCTCAACTCTCTGCCATCTCCATGCTTCAGGTAGGAAATTGAGGCCCTTGTCCAGCTTGTCTGTGATCAGCTTTATGTCGGGAGCGTTTAACCCAGCGATCACATTCTGGGAGTTTTCATCAAATGTTGCGCCCCACCCTATGTAAGAAGCCTCTAAAACAGACTTGGCAAAACGTCGTATTCCTAGTATCACCAAGCCCTTTTTTTCTTGTTGTGCCCTGTCAATCTCATTTGTCACAATCCATTCGTTATCACGTAACAGGGGGTTGGCATATTTCTGGTAGATGCGTCCTCTTTCGTCAACAACATCCACCTCTGTGTGCCACACATTTAGATGCCAATAGAGGAATGGGTTAATATATGTCCCATTCATCATGCATCCATTCAGACATAACTCTTTATGAAAGTCAAAGAATGACCTATACTCAGCTGACTCACGGTCAGGGAGTCTTCCCTGATTAATGAACCAGTCTTTGTAGTCTATGCTTATAAGATCATTCATCGTCTGCTTTTAAGAAAGTCTTCAGCCATGGTAGATAGTTCTCCACTGCCTCTGATTTCCACTTTAGCTTCTTCCTTCTCACGTAGTTTCTC